CTCGACGACGGGCGCCGGCAGCGGGTCGCCAGGCGCAACGATGGTATGAGCGTCGACGATCGCTTCTGCCTGCTCGCGGCACAGCGCCTCGAACTTGTCGCGGGCGATGCTCACCAGCCGGCCGAAGACGATCCGAACATGCTCGGCGCGGTCGCCGATAAGCACGTCTCCGGCACCGGTCGTCGGGTGCCCCTCTTTGTCAAGCGTGATACTAGAAACGATGTCCATGCGGTCACCTTTCGGGTAGAAGGATGCGGGCCGGGCGATGCCGGCCCGCACGGGATACGGTCTGGTTACAGAAGGTCGCTGACGGCCGGCTGCCCGTTGGCGCCGGCCTGCGGCTTCTCACCCTTCTTGAACTGGACTACGTAAACCTTCATCGGCGAAGGCTTCCCGATGTCCTCGCGTCCGGCGAGCCGGATCGACACACGGTCGCCCTTCTCAAACTTCGATTCGGCGCCGCACGCCTTCACAGCGTCGAACAGCGCCCGGTACGGCTGGCTGTTCACTTTCACCCACACCGACCAGTCCTGTGACGTGTAGGTCTTCCCGTTTTGGTCCCGACACGTCAACTCGTCGTCGGAATGAACCTCGAACACAAGTTGATCCTCGAACTCGCCGGGCTTGCCGACCTTCGGCCGGTTTAGCACGGCCGGATCGCTGACAATGTCGCCCTTGATGACACTGTCTATGTCGTTCCACTTCCACGACGGGTAACCGTTGCCGGACGTTGTAGGTGTAGGCATATCCATATGTGTGTTCTCCTATTGGTTCTTGGTGGTTGTGTGTTTGGTGCGCGCCGCGTGCCGGACTCGAACCGGCGGTGTGCCCATTTCGCGGCTGTTCTCTTAACCTGCGCGGGCCCGACGCCCGGCCTGCCACCACACAGACCGAAAAGCGTCGGGCCTACGTGTGCCCGTCTAGCGGATCAGGTAGCACCGCCGACGAAGTACGCAACCGCGTTCGTGTCGTCAGGCTTGCCATCGACACGGACGAAGCCGAAGAAACCGACCTGCAGGTAGTCGGCGTAACGCTCGGTCAGCCTCATCATCGTCCCGCCCTGCACGGTTCGAACGACGTAGCCGGCCTCGAAGTCGCCGAACATGATCGACTTACCGGACAGACCGACAGCGGCTACGGCCTGGTCGATCTGCAGCGGCGCACCCAACAGGAAATCGGGCGAAGCCTGCGAAATCGACGGCTGCCACAGCGGGTGGCCGTAGTTGTCGGTGATCTTCAACAGCGAAGCGACGGTGGTATCGTTCATCATCCACCGGCAGTTGCCGAGAGCCCGGTAAGCCGGGTCGACCTTATGCTGTAGGTCGACAAGGTTGTTATAGGTGAACGCACCAGAAACGCCGGTGCCGCCCGTGATGCTGAGAGTCAGGTTCGGCAGAAGACCGGTCGGCTGTGTGGTGCCGGTGCCGTTCATAAACCCGGCGGCGAGGGTACGGCCGAGCCGCTGCCCGAGCTTCTTCGGAATCCACGAGTCAAGGTCGAAAGCGCTGTCCTGCAACAGTTCGAGCGACACCAGAATCAGGTTCGACGAAGCGGTGTACGCAGAAAGGTTGTTCTGCGTGAACGCGGCATCGAGAGCCGTTACCTGCACGTTTTCAGCCAGCCACGCACCGGTATTCGACGTGTCGTCGTTCTTCGGCCAAGGCAAGATGCGCCCGTCGCTGGTCGTGATGTTGTTCGACACCGACTGCAGACCACCGTAAGCCTTGAGAACTTCGGTGATCCGCACCCAATAATCCTGCGGCACAAGGTAACCACCGGCTGTGGTAGTGCCCTCGGACAGTGCACGGGTTTCGCCGTTGACGACGTGACCGGTACGCAAAAGCCGCTGCTCGTCGGCCGACATTTCGCCGAGCCCGAAACGGGTGTACTTGATGAACGCGTCACGGTAGGCGGTCTGTCGCCCGGCGTCATCCGTCTCGCCGGCAGCGCCGGGCGCGTTCTGTGCGCCGGACAGCGTCCGGTCCTCGATCGGGGCGGTAAGAGCCCGCTCGATGTCAGCTGCGCGGGCCTCGGCCTCGATAAGCTTCGTTGCCCGCATGATGACATCTTCGTGACGGTCCCATTCTGCGGACTGCTCGGCGTTAGGCAGAGCATCGCCGATGGCGGCGCGTAGCCCGTTGAGCGAATCCCAAGCGGTAGCGCGCTCGGTAAGGGCGCGCTGACTCAATATAGACAAGTGGTCTACCTTTCTTCGTCGGCCGCGGTGGCCGCCTATTTGGTTGTTACTGACCGGCTATGCCGGTGTAAGCGGCCAGCGCGCTTAGGCGCCGGTCCATCAACACGCGGGCGCGTGCAGATTCCTGAGATGCGTTCGGGTCTGTGTCGCCTTCTTCGCCCTCGTCGTCACTCTCGCCGCCGTCCGTTGCGTCAGGGTTAGGAACGCCCATCAACCCGGCGAGTAGCGGCTGTGCGTTGTCGACCGCATCGTCAGCGGCTGCAATCAAATCTAGGATTTCTTGCAACTGCGCCTGTGTGGCGGCCGAAATGGTCTGACCGTCGCGGGCGGCCCATTCACCGATGATCCGGTCACGCAACGCGCACGCGTCGACGTAACCGCGCGTCGTGTCAATACCCGTCTGCCCCGGTTTCATCCGCAGAGCGGCACGAACACCGGCCGACGTGGTCGGGTACGCCGGAAACGCTGTCGTCGAAACCTCTGCCAGCTGGCAGCGCAGCAACGTCCGCAGATCGACTTGCGCCGTGCCACCGCCCGGCAGGTCAACAGCCTTCGTCGACCACGAATCTTCGAGCACGTTGAACCCGAATGACATGCCCTTGACGTTGCCGTTACGGAGATTGATGACCAGATCGTTACCGTATGACGTCGCCGGGATATCCGGACAAACGACTCCGAGCGCGTCCGACCGGGCCGTCAGCTGCAGAGTCCCGGCCGACATACGCGCGTGCGGTTTGCCCGGATCGTGATCCGACAGGAATACGATGTCATCGGACGCTATCGAGTCGTTGAAAGCTGTCGGCGCTACCTGTTCGAAAAATCCCCATCGGAACGGGTCGCCGATCGGTGCTTCCGTGTTGAACACGGCCGCGTCGCCGACGAACTCCCGACTTGTGTCGCCTGCCAGCCGGCAGTTAGCCGGCATCGTTCGTAGTTCCATCCGTTACCCTTCTGTCAGCGGGTCGACTTCGTCGCCGTCAGCTGCATCGCTGTCCGGTTCGGTGCCGATCGGTGCGGCCGGGCCTGTGGCCGGCGGCGCCAACGTCGGCACTAACGGTTCGTCGAGCCCGTCTAGTGGCTGCAGGTTCTCTTTCCGCCGCGCCTCGTTACGGGTCATCCACCCGGCCATAATCGCCAGGTTGTAACCCGAATACCGGGCTAGCGTGTCCGGCCGTAACAGCGAATCAACCAGAAACTCGGCGAACGCCCCGACCGGGCATATCTCGCGGGTAACCCGCTGCTCGAACCGGGTTAGGTACGGCTGCAGCGTGTACTTTAATAGGCCGGTGTTTTGTTCCTCTAGCCCGGTGCCCCACGTCGTCGACTTCGT